ACAAATACCTGATAGTAACCAATTTATTTTAAGAAGAGCCTCAACATACGCTGATTTTGGTGCAAGAATGTATTTTAGCGGTGCAAATTTAATTTCAGAAAACACCGATTTTTATAACGCTTGGAATAATTATTATACCTCATTATGATAGTCCTACACCCCAATACCGAACAATACAACGCCCTTAACGGCTATCGTTATAAGTCAAGTGAACTACTATTTGTCAAAGACGGCAGCGATAGATGGATAGTTGGTACGCAAGTTTTAAACGACCCTAACTTTGCAGAGATTCACGATGCTTTAAACAAACTTGAAAGAATAGAATATACTCCCTTCCCTCCTGAACCTGAAGAATAATTCACGGTTTTTTTGCATCCGGCGGTACTATTTATAACAGACTACTTATTTAAACAAAATAAACATGGCAGAAACTTTATTATCACCCGGCGTTCTAGCAAGAGAAAACGATCAGTCGTTCTTGACCGCACAGCCTGTTCAAGCTGGAGCCGCCATCCTTGGACCTACCGCAAAAGGACCTACCGTCCCTACTGTAGTAACCACGTATTCTGAATACCAAAATAAATTTGGAACCACAGTAACTTCCGGTTCAGACGTTTATACGTACTTTACCTCAATAGCTGCTTACAATTACTTCCAACAAGGAGGAGATTCCTTATTAGTAGGAAGGGTAACTAACGGAACCTACACCGCAGCTACGTCTTCAATCATCCCAACTGGATCAGGTGGACCAGCTACTGGTTTATCTCCTTTTGTACTTGAGACTTTGAGTAAGGGTACTATTATGAATACCGGAACTCAGGAATTAGCTGGAGGTGCATTAGCAACCGGTTCAGCTGATAACATCAGATGGGAGATTGTTAGTCCAAATACAGCATCAGGCACCTTCTCATTATTAATCAGAAGAGGAGACGATAAGAATAGTGTTAAGACAGTTTTAGAAACTTGGACTGGTTTATCTTTGGATCCTAAAGCATCTAATTATGTTGCTAGAGTGCTCGGAGATCAGACACAAACAATTGCAACTGACGGAACTACTACCTACGTTCAGACTACTGGATCTTATCCAAACGCTTCTAAGTACGTTAGAGTATCAGCAGTTAATTATAAGACTCCAGATTACTTCGATAACACAGGAACAGCTAAAAACGCTTACACTGGTTCTTTACCAACTGCAGCTTCTGGAGCATTCGGAGCAGCTACAGGAACTCCATTCACAGAAAGAACAGCAAACTTCTACGGTGCTATCAGCGCTACTGACACTCAAGGTGTTACAGGATCTGATTACACTACAATGTTGAGCTTGCTTGGTAATCAAGACGAATATCAGTTTAATGTTGTCTCTGCACCAGGTTTAACTAAGGCAGATCAATCTTCTGAAGTTTCTACCTTGATCTCAAATGCACAAAACAGAGGAGACAATATCGCAGTAGTTGATATGGATGGATACGGAACTGCATTAGCAACCGTTACCACAGCAGCAACTGGAATTGATAACTCATATGCAGCCACTTACTGGCCTTGGGTACAGACACCAGATCCTGATACCGGAGACAATGTATGGGTACCAGCTTCTACTTTAATCCCAGCAGTCTATGCTTTCAACGACAATAGTTCAGAGGCATGGTTTGCACCAGCAGGATTCAACAGAGGTGGTTTATCTACAGTAGTAAGAGCAGAAAGAAAATTAACTCAAGGAGACAGAGATTCTCTATATCAGGCAAATGTTAACCCAATCGCTACTTTCCCAAATCAAGGAGTGGTAGTATTCGGACAGAAGACTTTGCAGAAAAGAGCATCAGCTCTAGATAGAGTAAACGTTAGAAGATTGTTAATTGAATTAAAAGGATTCATTTCTCAGATCGGAGATACTTTATTGTTCGATCAGAATACAATCGCAACTAGAAACTCATTCCTTGCACAGGTTAATCCTTATTTAACTTCTGTACAGCAGAGACAAGGATTGTACGCCTTTAAGGTAGTAATGGACGAGTCTAACAACACAGCAGACGTAATCGACAGAAACGAGTTGATTGGAGCAATTTACATCCAACCTACTAAGACTGCAGAATTCATCTACTTAGACTTCAATATCACACCAACAGGAGCTACATTTCCAGGATAATTAACTAAAGGCAGATATTTATAAAAGATAAACAGTAAGAAAATGGCAGTATTAAATCCAAACGAAATATTCTTCACCAGCTTTGAGCCTAAAGTAGCTAATCGCTTTATAATGTATGTGGACGGTATTCCTTCATATTTCATTAAAGGTGTAACCGGTGTTGAAGTAACATCAGAAGAAATAACCTTAAACCATATCAACGTATACAGAAAAGTAAAAGGAAAGACTAAATGGTCTGATATTTCAATGACTTTATACGATCCTATCACTCCTTCAGGAGCACAGGCTGTTATGGAGTGGGTACGTCTCCACCACGAATCAGTAACCGGTAGAGATGGTTATTCAGACTTCTATAAGAAGGACTTGACTATCAATATCTTAGGACCAGTAGGTGACATTGTTTCTGAATGGATCATTAAAGGTGCATTCATTAAGTCTGCCAAGTTTGCTGACCTGAACTGGGATACTGATGCAGAAGCTCAAAACATTGAAATGTCCATCGGAATGGATTACTGTATCTTGAACTTCTAATCTAATTAAATAATCTATAAGAGCCCTCCTATTTATTAGAGAGGGCTTTTTTATTTATGAAACTCCTAGATATATTAAAAGAAGTAATTTCAACCCCGGCTATGAAAGCCCTGGTCTACAAGCTTGAAGAAGAAGGCTGGAGACGAGTAGGTCAAGGAGACTGGGGAATCGTTTTAGAAAAAGGAGAACAGGTTAAGAAAGTAACTACAGATCCTCAAGAAATTGAACATGCAGAAAAACTGCTAGGTCATACATACCCTTACATTATACCTATCCTAGGTTTACAAAGAATCTCAGATAGGTTAGCTATCTTAGATATGCCGAATGCTATGGAGATTGGAAACGATGAGAAAGACTTGATAGCCCAAGCTGGTACGGCAGCAGAAGATTATATTGTTTATGATGAAAAAGATGCTTTAAAGGCAATCCCGGAATCTTTACGAGATTTTGTAGTAGGATTAAAAAAAGCATTTATTGATGCCGGAATTGAGACTGATGAAATTGATTGGTCACCATATAATGTAATGAAATATAAAGGAAATTACGTTTTAGTTGACGTATAAAGTATTTTTCTATATATTTATAATAGAACAGTTATAACAAAGAAAAATCTATGTCTGAATTTAAAATGCCAACGGAAGTCGTTGAACTTCCCTCTAAAGGTTTAATTTACCCAGAAGACAATCCACTATCCTCAGGAAAAGTTGAAGTTAAGTACATGACCGCAAAAGAGGAGGATATCCTAACTAACCAATCTTACATCCAAAAAGGTATCGTAGTAGATAAATTACTACAGTCTTTAATTGTATCTAAAATAAACTATGATGATTTAATTGTAGGGGACAAAAATGCAATTTTAGTAGCTGCAAGAATCTTAGCATACGGAGGAGAATATTCGTTCACATACAACGGACATTCCTATACAATTGATCTAACGGAGAGTGAATCTAAATACATAGACGAATCTAAGATAACAAAAGGAGTAAATGAATTTGAGTTTACTTTGCCGCATTCAAACAATACCATAACATTTAAACTTGTAAACGGTTCAGATGAGAAAAAGATTGATGCCGAACTAAAAGGCTTGAAAAAAATCTCAAAAGATGCAAGCCCAGACTTAACTACAAGGTTAAAATACACGCTAACCTCCGTAAACGGAGATCGTGAAGCTAAAACAGTTAGAAATTTCGTTGATACTGCACTCTTAGCTAGAGATTCTAGAGCTTTAAGAGAGTATATGAAGCAAATACAACCAGACGTCTTAATACAATTCATCCCAGAAGGAGGGGATGAGCCTATACAAGCCCCTATTACTGCCAACTTTCTTTACCCTGACCTCGACTGAAGCAGCTAGATCTAGGTTAATTTTATTCTCACAAATACACCAGATAGTGTATTACGGAAAGGGCGGATACGACTGGTATACGGTATATCAAATGCCTATATGGTTAAGGACTTTTACCTATAATCAAA